GTCGTCTGCATTAAGGACGCCGACGGGAAGGCGTACAAGGCGGATGCCAACGATGCGGCCCTTCGCCCGGCAATGGGGGTGATCGGGCGCGGCGGGGCTTCCGGGACCTATGTCGAAATCATCGTCATAGGCATCATGACCGGGTGGTCCGGACTGTCCGAGGGGGCCAACGGGTACCTGTCGGAGACGGCAGGGGCCGTGACTCAATCGGCGCCGACCTATTCGCAGCCGGTGGCGGTCGCCTTGAACACGACGGATTACCTGTTCAATTTCCGGAACTACTTCGACACAAGCGCCGTCCAGGCCCTGGGCGTGCTCAGCGGAGCCTCTCCCATCGTCCTCGAGGGGGCCACGGCGAACGACTTTGAAACCACCATCGCCGTCACCGATCCGACAGCAGACCGCACGGTGACGATCCCGGACGCCTCCGGGACCGCGATGCTTTCGACCCTGGCCACCAATGCTCCCGATGCCGCCAACGCGGTTACTGGGGCATCCAACGGACTGGTTTTCGAGGGCGCCACGGCGAACGACTTTGAAACCACCATCACGGCGACCGATCCGACGGCGGACCGCACGGTGACGATCCCGGACAAGAACGTGACCCTGGAAAGCGCGATCAAGACCGTCACGGCCGATGCGAACGGAAAGACGATCGGGGCCGCGGAGACCGGGGACGTGCAGTCCTGCGGAGGTGCCGGGGTATGGAACCTTCCGGAGGCGAGCACATGCGTGGGCTGCATTTTCCATTTCGTCGTTACCGCGGCACAGAATGTCGACGTCAATCCGGACGATGGGGACCAAATCATTGGGCTCACCAACGCCGCCGGGGACGCGGTGCGGTGTGCCGCCATCGGCGGGACCCTCAGCCTGCTGGTCGTGGATAACACGAATATTGCCGCATTTGCGTCCTACTGCCCCGGAGGAGCCTGGGCCGATATCAACTAGCCTCCAAGCAATGGCGACACCGTAGGGGGCGACCGTCCGGTCGCCCCTCAAAGCAAAAACGGCGCCGCCCTCGGAGACCGCGATGATTCTGGAAGAATATCTCCTCGAAGTGGCAAAGCTGGTGCCGGGGGAAGCTCTCCCCTTGGGCCAGACCGAAATCATCAAGGCGGTATACAAGGCGCTCTCGGTCCATTCGAGGATCAGGCCGCGAATCGTCGTCGAGGATATTGCTGGTACCGGGTCGTTCGATTACGCCACAGCCTCTCTATCGAGTTGGGATGTCCAATTCAGCCGAATTATCCAGGTCGAATACCCGGTGGATGATACGTCGGAAACCCCGAACATTCTCGAAGACGATGAGTGGAATCTCTACGAAAAGCCGTCCGGGAGCTGCCTGCGGTTTGTAGCAGCAATCCCGGCCGTCGGTGAATCCATCCGGGTGACCTACACGGCCCTGCACGGATTCGACGACAGCGACGTGTGCACCGTGCCCGCCTGTGATGAGGAAGGCGTGCAATGCCTGGCGGCCTCCTATTTTGCCGATATGCTGGCGGCCTATTACGCTCAAAACCAAGAGGCGACCCTGGGTGCCGAGGTGGTCGACCAAACCAGCAAGCGCAGGGAATATGCCGCACTGGCAAAGCGATACGAGAAACAGTACGAAGCCCACATGGGGCTCGGACAGGAAAAGGTGAAGCCGGCATCCTACACCCAGGACCAGGATGTCGTCTACCCGTGGGGATGGGATCGTGTAACTCACCCTCGAAAGTACAGGTAAGGCGATGGAACGGCCATTGCAAATCTCCGTCGATCTCGGCGAAAGCATCCGCACCCTGGCGTCCGTGGCTCCCCAGGTCCTGCGGTCCGAAATGCGCACCGTGCTGGGGGTCATTGCACGGCGGGTCGAAAAGGAAGTCGTCGAGAAAACTCCGCGAGGGGTTGGAGCGGCCGGCGGGCTTGCCGGGTCCATCCACGGAGAGGTGATTCCCCGTGGAGACGGAGTGATCGGGATCGTCGGGACCCCGATTGAATACGGCGAGGTGGTCGAATTGGGGAGACGTCCCGGAAAGCGTATGCCGCCCGTGGAACCAATTGCCCTGTGGGCCGTTCGAAAACTTGGCATTCCCGAGGAAGAGGCCGGCAGCGTCGGCCTGGCCATCGCTCGCAAGATCAAACATCACGGTTTCGAAGGAGCTCACATGTTCCAGCGAACGATCGAGGAACTGGACTCCTGGATCATGGCGCAACTGCGCACCATCCCTGCCCGGGTTGCAAGGAGGATCGAGCGTGGGACTCGCTGACATACGAGCGCAAATCGCCCAGGTATTGGCCTCCGTCGAAGGCATGGGGGCGGTCCATGAATATGACCGATATGCCGTCGAGATGAACAAGTTCCTGGCGCTGTTCAAAGACTCGAACGACAGGATTCACGGCTGGACGATCACGCGGCAGGCGACGGCTGTGTCGCGTGACAACATCCCAACAATGGAACGGGCCCACAAGTTTCTGCTGCGAGGCTACTACGGCTTGAACGATCCCTCCGGAACCGAGCTCGTGTTTCAAGAGGAAATTGAGAGGATCCAGGACGCTTTCAGATCGAATCATTCCCTGAACGGCACCGTGATCGACAGCGGGCCGGTCCAGGTGGACCGAGTGGAGATACGAAAATTCGGAACCGTGCTGTGCCATTACGCAGAGCTCGTGATCGAGGCCAGGGAAAGGGTTTTCTATGAGTAAAGAACCGGAAGGCATGAAGATCCAGGTAAAACACGGCGGGCAGGTGGTGATCGACCCAGAGCAGGCCGACGACCAACCCGCCCTGGAGACCACGGAGGAGATGGGGGCGATCGTTGAGCCGCTCGATTCGGAGCATCCCGTAAAAATGCCCGCCGATCGTCCCGCAAAGAGGAGAAAATAAATGCTGACCCGAAAAACCGTAATACTCGCAAAAGTGGAATCCCAATACGGCACGGACCCGACGCCCACGGTCTCAGCCAATGCCATCCTGGTAAAGAACGTGGACATGAAGGTCCAGGGCGAAACCCTCCAGCGGGATTTTCTCAAGGCGTCCATCTCTCAGCTGACCTTTGTCCGCGGAGTCCGGCACGCCGAGGTCTCCTTCGAAACCGAGCTCAAGGGGACCGGGACCCGCGGCAGCCTGCCGGCGTTCGGCTGGGAGGGCGCGCTCTTTCGCGCCTGCGGAATGCTGGAGACGGTCAATGCCGGGGTGTCCATCGTTTACTCTCCCGTGTCCGCCTCCGTCGAATCCTGCACCCTGTACGTCTACAAGGACGGCATTTTCCACAAGATCACCGGGTGCCGCGGGACCTTCAAGCTCAACTTCGAGGTGGGTAAGTACGCGACGGTTTCCTGGCAGTTCAGCGGCCTCTATAACGACCCGGCGGACGCGAGCCCAGGAGCCCAAACTTTCAGCAGCGTGGTCCCCGTGCCGGTCCTCGGAGCCTCTCTCAGCATCGGCGGCTACGCCGCCGTTGCCGAGAAGCTCGAAATCGACCTCAATGCCACCCTGGCCCCCAGACGATCCCTCAACGCGGCCAACGGCATCGTCGAGTGGATCATCGCCAACCGCGAGCCCCAGGGGAGCTTCGACCCGGAGACGGTCACCGAGGCCACCCACACGTTCTGGGCCAACTGGAAGGCTGCTTCGGCATTGGCCCTAAGCATCGGCCCGATCGGCACGGCCTCCGGGAACATCGTCACCGTGGCCGCGCCCAAGTGCCAGTACAAGGAGATCTCCTACCAGGATCGAAGCGGGGTCCTGGCCTACCAGGTCCCCTTCGCCCTTGGAATGAATTCCGGAGACGACGAACTGACCATCACGATTACATAGAGGAAATCGGCATGGCGGACATCCGCAAATACCAGATCGGCAACAAAACCTACCTGCAACGCCCCGTGGTCATGGGGCAACTGGGGTTGCTGCTGCCCCTGCTCGAATCCGTGCGCATCACAGAAACCGGCATGCAGGCCGGGAACATTCTCGCGGCCCTGGGCCGAAACCTGCCACGGGCCCTGGCCGTGGTCCTCATCGAGG